CCTTCGCTGTTTGTCCATGCGTTGGCTTGTGGAGAGAAGCGGATGTAGTTACCACCGCCAGATGAGGATGAGAGATTAAGCATTTGCTTTTTGCCTTTCAGAGTTATGTGTCAAACGACACGGGGGTTTGGATTATTGCGCAAGTCCAACAGCTCTTGCAAGCGTCAGACCAGAAGATTCTTTTTTCGTAATGTCGTCTAGCAATGTCTTGTTGTCTTTGGACAACAACTTACTTGCTTCTGACGGGCTGATCATTGACTGCACATAAATTTGTTTCGTGGTGAGTCCAGCTTGCAGCAGCGCCTCGTAAGCCTTGTCCTCATCAATCCATTTGCGCAACGCACGTTTGGGTTGCATCTGCCAGCCACGGATGATTGAGCCTGACTCAAGACGCTCTGTCGCGTACTTGCGCAGCGCCTTGATGTAGTCCTCCACCACGTCAACCTTTGCAAGCATTGCTGCGAGTTCATCTTCTGTCATTGAGTACATCGCTGGCTGCGCCGCCACTTCCATAAACTGCTCAACGTGCGCAGGGCAAGTTGCTTTGGCTGGACACCACTGACACGCCTTCTCTGATGGCGTTGGTGTTGTTGAGCCTTCAGCGATTGCCACCAATGCTGGTGTGAGATTCTTTACGGCCCACTCGTTGAGTTCCTTATAGGTCAACTTGTGAGTGCGTGGCTCACCGTGATGCGGCTGAATGATTGCCAGCTCGATGTTGCGGAATTCTTCCTTGAGTGAACGCATCGCGCCGATGGCGTAAATCTTCATCTGGTCAGAGTCAGCGTCAACGTAACCACGACCTGTCTTTAAGTCCGCAATGACCAGCGTGTCTTTCTCAACACTGTACGCGAGAACGTCAGCAGTGCCACCAAGATCAATCTTGTCTGACTTGTATGCGGTGACGTATTGCTCTACCTTTAGTGTGCCAAGACGCAGCTCTAGATCGCGTATGTGGTCAACGTGTGCTTGCGCGAAGTCTGCGTTTTGCGCTGTGATGGTGATGCCTTCCACTTCCTTGCCAATGAAGTCTATTGGCGACACGCCCGTCAAGATGCAAGTCTCAGCAACCGAGTGAATGGCTGTGCCAATCTGCGCGGCTTCTCCTGATGGACTGTTTGGGATGCCTTCGCACAGCTTGACGGATGCAGGGCAGTTAATCCAGCGCGATGCTGCTGATGGTCTTAGTTTTATTGTCATGATTTCACTTTCTGTTGTAGGAATTGTTTTCGTCTTCAAGTTCTTTGTTGAACAGCATATAGATTGATGCTCGCACCTCTTGCGGTATTGCCCAACCCATCACATCAGGGTTGAGCATATCTTGCAGAATGTTGTTTCGAGCCGTGAGCTGTGCTTGCGTCTTCATCAGCTCTGAGCCAAGCCACACAATATGCTCGCGCATCACTTCGGTTTCTGATTTGTTGTCTGTCATTCTTCACCTCTTAATGCTTTCATTGCTTTATCGTGTCCATCTGCAATGTGCTTTTGAGTTGATACATCTGCCCAACAAGCGATTCCCAAACAAGCCAAATTAACGAATATGCAAAGTAAAAAATAAGTCATGCTTCACCTCTTGCTCGGATTGCTTCACGATAAGAAAGAACACCGTCACGATAAGCTCGATATTCAGCCATTGTTGGGAACATAGCAGGTGAAAATGCAAGGTTCTTTTCCAACTCTGCACACGCCTCACGCTCGGCAACGACACCAGCGTTATAGCCTTGTTTGTAGCCTATTTTGTTTTGTCTTGCGCACAGCTCGTCAATGTCAAATTCTTTGCGGTCTTTAGCGACAGCCTTAGCTGCTACCAGTTTGGCAAAGGCTTCAGCCGCAGCCGTTCTTGCTGGCCCCATTACTGGAAAGCCAGCCTGTCTAGCCATCTCAATGATTTCATCTTGTGTCATAGTTTTCTCTTTCTTAGTCTTGCTTCATTTTTTGCGTCAATGATTAGAGCTTTCAATTCTCCTGATGGCTCTTTGTCTTTTCTGAGAGCAAAGTAAAGTGCCGCTACTTTACGAACAACATCAGTAGGCGCATCTCTCCACACATACCAGCGTCCTCTGTGTGTACGCCACAAGGCTCTAATTGTGTAAAGCCAGAATCTCACAGCTTGCTTCCGTAATAAGCCATCATGGTTGCGTCAGCACGACCTGAATCTTTTACTCGCGCAAACAGTTGCTGATGCTCTGGGTGAAGTTCCATGCAGCGGTGACGTATTGCGTCCTTTCCCTTGCCGCATTGCGTAGCCTTCATCCATGTTTGGGGGGTGACGTATGTCACTGGCACATTGAGCGCAGCCAATGCCCCTTCAATGATTCCAGCAGCACGACCAAACGCAAACATGGAAGACACGCCTTGGTTTGGCATAGCGCCGACCTTCTCAACGATTGCGTGAGTTGGATTCAATTCCTTGATGGCAGCAGCCACGCCTTGTGCAGAGATGTGGTTCTTTTTCTTGCCGCCACGAATGACCTCTACGCAAGGCATATCAATGACGCGCTCAAACTTGCCATTGACGTACAGCGAGAAAGCGCCTTGTGCGCCGCAGTCAACCCCCATGATGCGAATCATGTTGCGTCCTTAGTGAGTTCAGCAATACGCTGTGCAATAAGCGAGTCAAGTGCGATGCGCAGCTTGTCCACGGATGAGACGAGAGGCACTGTCTTGCCCGAAATCCACCGTGAGACTTGTGCTTGGTCAATCTCGGCTTTGCGGCTGACCTCTGCCATGTTGAAGCCAGCAGCCTCGGCTCGTTGACGAATGTCTGTGATGTATGTTGAAGTGTTCATGCGTAGTATGTTAACATGAACTTGACTTTGTAATCACATGAGCAAAAAGATGGGTGACAGCGAACCGCCACCCATTTAAGGCAACTGCGCAGAGGAGAACTGCACAGCAATGGCAGCAAGAAACCAAACTGCCACTGGTGATTTTAAGGATTTGTGGCTTAGATGTAACAGCCCTGCAAATAGTTTGAATAAAGTGCTTGATGACTAGCTAATCAAGTGTGCTATGATTCAGTCATCAACCTAGCTAACAGGAGCAAACGAAATGCGAGTAACACACCTCAACAAAAGCGGCAGCGGCTTTACATCAAAGACTGCTTGCGGTCGCAACATCTTGCGCACACCGATCTCAGTGAACTGGACTGACTACAAGATTGAGCCAGTGCAATACCGTTGCATCAAATGCGAAACAAGCAAACAAGCTGAAGTCAATACTCGCATGGACGCTAAGAAACTCATCAACAACCACTAAGGATTGAAACCATGAAACTCAACGACACAACACGCACCTATCCACGCTCGATGGAGGAGGCTTATCCCGACACGGTTCACGCTCAAAACCAACGTCAGCGTTGGGAGTGGATGGAAGGCCACCGCTCCAATGCTTCGTCAGAGGCAGAGTTCTGGGTTTACATCACGCTGGCCTTTGCTGCTGGTTTTTTGGTTTCACATCTTTGGGGTTGAACATGGAAATTGATGTTAACTACGCAATCTTTTTGGTTCTTTGCTTTATTGCTGGAATCTTGTTAGCCAAATAATGCTTTTCGAGGAAGAACAATTTATGTCTGAGCAACTACAAAACGACATTGACGAGATCGTGACCGACTTCATCCGCAGGGCTGGTGGCAAGGTCGGTGTGATTCGTCCTGATGAGCTGGCCTCAATGATTCGTGAAGCAGCCAACCGTGGCGCAATGGCTGGATGGCTTGGTGGCGTGAAGCAGGAGCGCCAGCACTCGCGCAGTAAACAATTGCAGGAGCAGAAATGAGAAACCGTTTAGAAGCCCTAATGATGGCGCGTGAGCTGGAGTCCTACCAAGCAGTTGGCACATCAAAGATTGCAACCCTGATTTGCGGTTTGGTGAAGGACTTGGAGATTGCAGAGCAGGAAGTTGAATCGCTCAGTGAGCGCGTCAAGCAGCTTGAGATTGAACTGATGGTGCAAGGTCAATGAGTCGCAAGAAATCAAAGTACAAACCCAAAGGCGTTCGCCTTGATGCCACAACGTGGGTCATCAATGGCTTCAGGAACATCAGCCAGACGGGTGACGCTGTGCTGCACTTAAAGATCAAGAACCATGAGTCATTGGAGTATCTGCGCAAGGGAGAAGCCACGCGCATGGACATTGACGCAATCATCAGCGCGTTCAACATGGCTGAAGCACTGGCAAGGATGCAGATAGGGGACGACTATGCAGCAGAGATCAGGGCAGGGCAGGATGCTTTGCTTGACGCTGCCAAGCGTGGCGTGAACCGTGATGACAGGTTTGTCTTGAAAGCTGCTGAGTTGTCTGCAATTAACTTGGTGATGGAAATCCATGACGCGCAGCTTGAGATTACCACCATTGGTGAGCTTGAGAAAGCAATGGACATCGTGACAAAAGAAATCAGGATGCGCAGAGCGCGTCCAGTATTGGAGAAGACATGATTGATGATGATGATGATGACTACGTTTGCCCGACTTGTCGTGGCTCTGGCGAAGGAATGTATGACGGTTCAACTTGCTACAAGTGCAAAGGCACTGGTGGCTGGCCTAAACAGTACAGGGACAGCGACTATGAGTAACTGGCCTTTCCCACCATATCCGCCTGTGCCGTGGACAAAAGCACAAGAACAAGCGTACCAACAAGCGCAACGCGCACAACTGCCAAAGGCTCCGCTATGAATAGCCAACAATTACAAATTGCAGTTGATAAATGTATGGTCATCATTGTTGAAAAAGGAACCAACTTAAAACATTACCAGCCTCATTTTTATGAAAAGCTGTGTGAGGTCACGTTAAAAATGTTAAACGTACAAGCGGCAAGGGCTGGATTGGTAACTCATTCAACAATTCAAATGAAGGAAAAGCCATGAGTAAAGAAGCAATGAAGCTGGCGCTTGAGGCGATTCACGATCTAGAAGGTGAAATCAACGGCTATCGGTCAAGCGATTTTCCTATTCCTGAAAAAGCAAAAGCATTTCTACGCCAAGCCATCGCAGAGGCGGGGAAGCAGGAGCCTTACGGCTATCTGAAACTGAACACAGGCAAGTTTGTCAACGAGGTAGAGGGTTTGAACCCAATGACAGACAAGCGTTATTTGCCTCTCTACACCACCCCACCACAGCGCAAGCCGCTGACTAGGGAAGAAGCCAACGCGTTAATGACAAAGGCCGGTTACGGCGCAGCATCAGCGGAAGAACTGGCCCACTTTTTCAATGGATTACGGCATGGCGAAGCCGCCCACGGCATTAAGGAGTAAGACATGACAAAACAAACAGAAGCATTGAAGCTGGCGCTTGAGGCGTTTGATGACCTAATGAAGTGGCAGATGGCCCGTGATGCAGTCAGAGAAGCCTTGGCACAGCCAGAGCAGGAGCCAAAGTGCGGCGCGATCATTGAAGTTTTTGGCAAGGACTGGCGGCTTGACTACATGTCGCTTCCAGTTGGCAAACACAAGCTCTATACCCAACAGTACACCTACACCACCCCACCACAGCGCACATGGGTTGGGCTGACAAATGATGAGGTCAACAACTTTGCTGCGGGATGCCATCTGGGTAAGTCTGTGCAAGGTGCTATTTACGAAGCAGAAGCCAAACTCAAGGATAAGAACAATGGTTAAGTACCTTGACCTTATCGCGTACCCCATCATGCTGTCAGCGGTCTACGTTCTGATTGGCCTTGCCAATTGGAACCGCGACCCAGAGTTCTGGCAGTACGCTGACCGCTGCATCTGGGTGATCTGGGGCTTGGCGTGGGGTTACGCACTCCAGCGCCGCATCAAGCATGGTGGCATAGCATGGTAGATTTTTCAGTTGAAGACATCTCCAACATCGCCTTGCTTTGCTTCGTGCTTGGTGTTGGCTTTCTTACATTCATGGCAGTAGCCATGCTGTATCTTGTTTCTCTTTTTTTAATGGAATCCTTAAATGACCGCGACTAATGAAGTGATAAATTGTTTCCATCCTGACTACGTTAAGACTCACATGCCTGAGTTCTTGGCGCACGTTAAGCAGCAAAACAAGTACGAGATTTCATCTCAGAACATGGCAAACTTTGTCACCAAGAAGCGCAAGACTGAACCATCGCATGGCACATTTCACGGAATCACCAAGCCACTTCATGTGATGCGCGCGCCAGAGAAGTTGCACATCAGAAGCAAAGAGAATCAAGACATGACAATGGCTGAAGTGATGAACGAGATGGCAGAAGCCAAGCGCAAGAAGTTATCAGCCAAGCAGCGCGTTGACTTGGCGCCAAGAGAATTCAACATTTATAGTCGAGCAGGAACAGCAAACGTAACCCCGAAAGGAAAGAAGAAATGAGTTATGCAAATACCGAAATGAAAGTTCTGCAATGGGGCGAAGCCCGTGGCATCGTGCAAAACAGCAATCCAATGGCACAAGCACGCAAGACACAAGAAGAATTAAACGAGTTGTTTGATGCAATTGTGAACAATGATTACGAGGCAATGGCTGACGCTTATGGCGACATCATGGTCACGCTTGTCATGGGCGCTGCCATTGCAGACCTAGACTTGCAGACTTGTTTCGAGCTGGCGTATCAAGAGATCAAAGACCGCAAGGGAAGTCTCAACGCTGATGGCATTTGGGTGAAGGAGTGAGTCATGGGTAAAGGCAGCACAAGACGTAAAGAAGATACTGACAAAATTATCAGCAATTGGGACGCAATCTTTGGCAAGAAAGAAAAGAAGCCAAAGCTGTGTCCTGACTGCGGTCAGCCAAATGAAGACATTATTCATACCTGCTCACCGCAAGTGAAGGACAAGAAGTGACGGACAACGTGAACAATCCGAAGCACTACAACAGCCACCCGTCAGGGATTCAGGCGATAGAAGTGACGGAACACATGAACTTTTGCCTCGGTAACGCGATCAAGTACATCTGGAGAGCTGACCTGAAGCACGATGCAATCGAAGACTTGGAGAAGGCTGCTTGGTACATCAATCGAGAGATTGAAAGACGAGCAACCTTGCTCATCAAAGAAAATGCCAAGAAGCTCAAAGTATGAAGTCAGCGCAGCGTCCAAGACTGATTGAGGCAATCATGGATGAGCCTTTGACAGCCACTGAAGTGTCAAAGGTCATCCATTGCCATGTGCGCAGCGCCAGAGCCATCCTGCGTGAGCTTTACCTTGACGGCAAGGTCTTCATTCAGGCTTGGCATCCTGCTGAGTACAACGACATCCCGACTGCTGCCTACCGTTACGGCATTGGCGTTGACGCTAAGAAGCCAAGGCCAATGACCAACACCGAGCGAGTGCAGAAGATGCGCGAGAAGGAAGACGTAGAGAAGAAGGCGTTTCGCCTAGCGCGTGAACGTCAATTGAAAAGAAAGATTAAGCGCGACCCTTTGACGGCTGCGTTTTTTGGAGATGTGAGATGAACAAATTGGAAACCATGACTAAAGAAGAAAAACTTGAAGCACTTAGCTTGCTTCAAATTTACATTGAGTCTGCCGTTGAATCTGAACAAGAAACACCAGCAGACTTCAAGTTAGAAACACAACACAGAATTAATCTTGTGCTTGTTAATCTAAAAGAGATTTTTGGGTTGACAGATATTGCATGATGTTATCGGTCCACTCTTGATTTGTTTTTTGTATTGGGTTTGCTAGTTGGAATGACCTTACGTCACCACTTTCTGGCGCTCCAATTTCTCGCCTCATCTTGTACCAATCTGGGAACATGATTTCTTTTGGCACTGACTGATCTAGCGCACCAAAATACTCACCAGCAATTTGAGTGTTGTATGTTTTGTGCGGTGACACTGGATTAGTAATTAGCTCACTATTTGGCTGCATCTTTCCAACAGCCAATCCACCAGAATACATTGGTTCATTCAGAAGTAACGGGTCTGTAATTGCATACCTTGTGTAAGCAATGTTTGGGAAGCCCACATTTTGAAATTCATCTAGTTGCATACGGTCAACAAACGCATGACGCAATGCACCATTTGATTCAAGTTGCTCTCTAGACTCTGGGTTCATCACGCCCTTCCATTCTGGACGGATTGCTTTTACTTGTTTATCAAATGCCGCGATGTTCTTTTTGCTTATCTTTCCAGCCTTCATCTGTTCAAGCAAAGCATCAGACATCATTGTGTTGTAGTTCATAGACAATGGACCCATTGATGTGTAAACACCATACACATCACCTTGTCCAATATTTGCCGCTTCATTGATCTGATTTAACAATCCCTGTGCTGCACCCTTTTCGGAAGCCCATATCGAACCACTTGGAGAGTTTGCTCTCATGAAGTCGTATCCACCCTGAAGGTAGACAGGAGTTTCAAACTTTGTATCACCAATGCCTAAAAGGTTTTGTCCAGCAGCAGACCTGTCTCCAGCAAGAGAAACTATTGCACCACCTTGCATTTTCTCTGGAGAGATGGCAATCTTTGGTGGCAAATTACCAACTGGCTCTAACATTGCTGTCATCTCTGATATTGGAATTGGTAACTTCTTACCAGCCCCAATGTCATGCCAGTATCCAGCAGCCCTTGCTTCAGCAGCACTCATTCGTGGCGCTTTAGTTGCTTGACTTAGTGAACCTTGCGTCAAGTCGGTCATCAACTGAGCTGGTCTACCGCCAGCAGCCATTGTGCGCTGCACAACTGGCTCAATTGCTCGTTCAGCAGCCATGCCAGCACGTTCAGCTTGAGCTGCATATGCCTGACGAGGAATCTGTCCTAGTAGCATTGTTTCAGGCAATATTGGTGGCAGTTTTGATTCCGTAAGAAGACTACCAAGACCTTGCAATGCCTCTTGTGCAACTTGACCGCGAGGCTGGTAAGTGTTGCGAGCCATGAAGTTAGCAGCCTCTTGCTGCGCAATACGCGCAGCTTCTGGTGTTCCGTACTTGCCGCTAGTGATGCCCTTATACAAGCCATAAGGCGCACCAACCAAGCCAGACACAGCACCCGTACCAAGTGTTGCGCCTAGCTCTCCAAGCCCCATTACATAGTCAAGTGGTGATGCCATGATTAACGTCCCAAGAGTCCACCAGTTACGTCACCACCCAAGCTGCCAGCGGTGATCGCTGTTGCTGATGGTAATACACGCTGTGCTTGTCCAAACAATTGACTCACACGGTCTTGCAGCATCTTGATGCCGCTTTGATCGTTCAATGCGTTCAGCACGAACTTAGGGTCTTCAGACACCAAGATTCGTGCAACTTGAGCGCGTTGAGCGTCAGACAATTTTGGTTCAGCTTTAGCCAAAGCCTTTTTTGTCACGTTAAAGATTGCAACAGGGCTTCCACTTAAAGCGCCAGACAATTCTTCGGCAGAGATGTTCATGCCAACACGGTTCGCGTTCAACATCGTTGGTGCAGTTGTTGAGCCACCAAGCACAGCAGTTGCTGCGCGTTGCGATTGCGAAGCACGACCAACTGTTGCCAACATACGGTCAAGTTCATCTTGCGGAAAGATGGTGCGCAAAATCTGACCTTCCTTAGATGTAGTGTCTTCAATCTTTTGCATCATTGTCTTGCCAGCACCAGTGCTTGACTTGTTGCGCAATGCGTCCATCACACCAGCGCGAAATGCCTTTGTTGCACCTTCGCTCTTAGACACCAAGTTCTCAAAGTCGTACTGAATTTCATCAGCACTCTTAGTGAACACCTTGCGACCAGCATCAAATGCTTCTGACGCTGTACGGTTAGCAGCCACGTTTGCGCGCGCGTTTTTCAATGCTAGTGAAGCATTATCAATCTCAGCGCGTAAGGCCAACTCTGCTTGACCAAGGCTTTTTCCAACAGCTCCAGAGCCTGATGTAAATGCCGCATTTTTTGCGCTATCTACACCCCTGCGAATGATCTCCATATCTTCAAGCGTAGGCATCCTGTCCCACTTGATGCTT